GCCAGCGCCGTTGAGGACGGTTGAGCCGTTGGCGCCCGTGGCGCCCGTTGGGCCTGTTGCTCCGGTTGGTCCTGTTGCGCCCGTTGGCCCGGTTGGTCCGGTCGCGCCGTTGAGTCCCGCTGCACCCGTTGGGCCTGTTGCACCTGCTGCGCCAGTGGGGCCTGTTGCACCTGCTGCGCCCGTGGGGCCGGTGAGTCCGTTACTGCCTGCGGGGCCGGTCGGACCGGTGGGGCCGGTTGGCCCTGTTGGGCCGACGCGCTGTTGGATCGCAGCCACTAGCGGGTCTCGACGGCCTTCTGGCTCTTGGCGGCCGGGCGCTTGGCAGCGCGGGCAGCGGGGGTTGCGGCCTTCTCGCCCAGGGCGTGCAGGTCTGCGTTGATTGCCGCAACGCGGTCGTCCATGCCGCGGCGCTCATAGCCCTCGCGCTCGCGGATCAGGGCCGTGATGCGGTCAGCCTTCTCTTCATCTGTCATGTGGCTGTTCTCCATGTCGAAAACGACGCGGGGCCCGCCACGAATGACGGGCCCCGGTCGCGGGGACTACTGGGTCGCGTTGACCTAGAAGCTCGGGGAAACCAGACCCGTGCCGCTGATCTTGGCGATGCTCTTCGCGTAACGCTCGGACGCGAACGCCGAGTAGTTGAAGAGCTGCAGACGCACGGCAAGGTCGCCCGAAAGCACCTGCTCCAGAACGCGCGTGCGGATCGGACCCTCCATCAGCGGCATGTCGGCGGCGCGGACGACGTAGATCTCGTCCTCGTTGGTGCCGGTGCCGTAGGTGGTGCCGATGTTGGCGTCCAGCACCACGGGCAGGCCCGCGATCATGCCGGTGACGCCGCCGTCCTGCGAGCCAGCTGCCTGGAAGAGGCCACCCTGCTGGAACAGCGGGAAGGTGCTCGACAGGCCAGACGCCAGCCACGCAGCGCGACGCGGGTGCATCACGATGTGGGTCGGCGGCAGGAAGCGGTTGGAAAGGATCAGCTGAATGGCGTCGTAGATCTTCGGCAGCAGCTCCGCAGCGGTCGGCGATGCGTCCGTGTAGGTGCTGGTGTTGATTGACGACACGCCACGGATACCGACGTGCTCCTTAGAGGCAGCGGCACCGCGGATCAGCTCCCGGTCAAGCTCAGTGGCGTGCGCCAGAGCGAGGTCCGAGAAGATGAGCTGGTCAAACGCAGGGTTGCTGCGCTCAAGAAGCTGCAGGGTGATGTCCTGACCACCAGCGACGGTGCGGACGTAGACCGAAAGCTGCGACGAAGTGACGACCGTGGTCGACACTGCCGAGCCTTCCGTCTGGGCGGCCACCGAGACTCCGGTGTCCTCCTTCGGAATGGTGACCACCATGCCGGTGTCCGGCAGCGGGTAGTTCGGCAGGGCGTCCGCGAAGGGACGGCCGGCACGAGCGACCTGGACGTACAGGTCAGCCAGGTAAGCCGGCGGAATGAAGCCACCACCGGACGTGCTGTTGGTCGTGTCCGTGTAGACGCGGAACTCGGCCTCGTGGCGCATCATGCGCTTTGCGGCCTCAGCATCCTTGTCACGGAATGCGAGGTCCTTGAAGAACGAGCGACCGTCCGGGCTGTCCGGGCGGTAGGTCGGCTCCTCAGAAACCACGCGGGCGTCGGAGACGAGCGACGGGGCAGCCTTGCGGGCCTCGGCGACCTTCTCGTAACGCTCAACAGAAGCCTTGCGGGCCTCCACCTGCTCAATGGACGAGTCGAACTCGGCCTCGAGGGCAGCCACGTCGGCACCCTCTTCGGCGAGCTCGATTGCGTCCGCGGCCGACTGCATTCGCAGCTCGGCGTCCTCGAGGGCCTTGCGGGCCTCGGTGATCTTGGACTCCATGAGTTGTATTACCTCTTGAGATCGAACTTGACGATGTGAAGGCGGCTCTTGGCGCGTGCCTTGAGCAGCCTGAGTGCCTCGCCCTCATGGGTGAGCGACGAAGTCGTGCCCGCAGGGTCGGCCTGCGCGACAGAGGCCCGTGCCTGGGGCACGCGACCGGAGCGGAGGGCTCGCTCGAGCACCTCCACCTTGGTTGCCCGGTACGCAGGCTCGGTCACGACGCTGGCGTCGTAAAGGCCTGAGACCTGGCTGATCGTGCGCCACGGCTTGCCGTCGCGCACTTCCCACTCCTCGTCCTCTTCGGAGACCGTGAACGCGAAGCTCATCTGGTCAACGAGGCCGGAGCGAACCTTGCCCACGACGCGCTGGGCGTCGGGGTCTTGCATGTCCACGCGGGCCCACATCCGCAGGCCCTTCCTGTCCTGCACCAGCTCAAGCGTCCCGTTGCGGGTCGACGCGAACACGGTGGAGGGGTCGTGGTTCCACAGCAAGTGGCATGAGAGGTCAGGTGAGGCAAGCGCGCGGGTGAAGCAGCCGGGGGCGAGCACTTCGCGGAAGCCGCCAAGGTCCTCGCTCGGGCTGTCAAAGATCGCGGCGTAGCCCTGCAGGGTGCGGAACTCCTCACCCTTGCCGCTGTCGCGCCATTCCGCGGTTGCGTTGCGGGTGAAGAACGTTTCTGCGGCGTGACGCGGCTGCGAGGCGTCCATGACAGGAGTGCCATCGTCTGCTTCTTCAGACTCGTACTCGCACTCAACGCCCCCAACGGTGGTCACTGAACCGTTGTCGGCGTTGTGGTTCTCGCCCTGGTCGATGTCGACGTTGACCACGACGTTGATCGTGTTGCCCTCGTCACCGTCCGGCTCCTCCTCGGAGTCATCAACCTCGGGGTCAACCTCACCCGGCTCGGTGACGTCCTCGGGTGCGGGCGGCACATCTTCCATCGGGGATGGCGCTCGCACTTCGGTTTCTTCGGTGATCTCGCGGCGCTCAATGGCCGCGTCGGCCTTCTCGCGGCCCATAGTTGTTGCCTCCTTGTCGGCGCTCATGCGGCACCGCCCTGAGTGTCGGTCGCCGGCGGTGTTGCGTTGGGAGCACCACCGACCGGGGTCTGCTGCACCTGGTCACCGCCTTCAACGGGCGGGTAGTTCTCAAGCGCGCGGATCTCGTTGGCCGAGAGCCAGCCCGCCTGTCGTGCCTGGACGTATGCGGCGTAACGGACCTGAGTGTCGGCCCGGAGCAGCCCGTCAACGAGCCACTCGGGCTGAAGGTCGGAGCCAGCCGGGAACAGGTCGTCGTCAGCGCGAAGGGCCATCTCAATCCGGCGAAGGCGCGGCATCAGGCCGTAGCGCACAAAGCGCAGCGACTCTTCCTCTGCGCTGATGTTTGACGCGCGGGACTCAACGCCGAGCATGGCCGGAGGAATGCGGAAGATGCGCGCGACCTCTTCTACCCCGTAGCGGCGCGATGCGATCAGCTCAGCGTCAGCCATGGTCATGCCGAGCTTGTTGAGCGTTGCGCCGTTGGTGAGGATGGCGGGCTTGCCCGCGTTCGCCATGCCCTGGTGGGTTGAGTTCCACACCTGCAGCATCTCCGCGGCCTGCTGGCGGCCCAGGTTGCCGGGAACGGTCACGGCGAGGCCCGGGGTCGCGTCGTTGGCGTACATGCGCCCGGCGTACTCCTCAGCGGCCAGCGCGACGCCAAGCGCCTGCTTGTGCTCGGCGATGGGGGAGACGCCCACAATGCCGCCACGCACGCTGAAGCCGCGCACATGGAGGATCTCCGAGGTGGTCATGCCGTTGTAGTGCTTGCCCTCAACGGTGACGTCAAACCGCTTCTCGGAAGTGTCCTTGTCGCGGTAGACCTTCACGGTCATCGGGTCAACGACCTGAAGCTCGAGCACGCGCGATCCGGCCTTGATCTTCTGGATGTAGGCGTTGCCTGCGAACTCAATGCACGAGGCGACGTCGGTCCAGAACTCCATTGCCGACTGCTCCATGTTGGGGCGGTCGTGGATCAGCTGGTATTGCCACGCGCTCTGGGCGCGCTCGCGGTTGCTCTCTGAGCCGCGGTAGACGACCGCCGGAAGGGACCCGATCGTCTCTGCGATCAGGCGCACGGCGGAGCCGACTGCCGAAAGGCCGGCGGCGGACTCTGCGGAGATGTAGCGGCCGGTGTAGGCGTAGAAGCCACCGCCACCCATGCCCGGGAGCGGGATCGCTGAGCTGCCCCATTCCGCGGATGCGCGCTCTTCTGGCTGCGGCGCATCCTCCTTCTTCTGCCAGGGCCAAGCCATCAGGCGACGACCTCCAAGCGCCCTTCGGGCGTCATCATCGTGCGAAGGCCCGTGGTCTCGAGTCCGAGGGCATCGCGGGTGCGGTAGTAGTCATGCGACGCCTGCTTGCGGTGAGCGGCGCGGCGATGCGTGCGGTGCTCGACCTCCACGCCCTCAATGCGAAACGCGGGGTCAATCGGGTAGGTGGTCGGGCCCCACAGGAACACCGGGTCGTCGGCGGTGCCGGCGACGTAGCAATCGTGGCGCCCGAGCACACGAAGCCCGGGAAGCGCGCGGAAGATCATGCGAAGGTCATGCCGCGAGTCGGTCGGCAGCGGAATGATCTGCTCCACGTCGCCGGCGGACTCATAGCCCTGGCGTGAGGTCAGGGTGACTTCCACCGCGTCGCGCTCAATGCAGTTGAGCCGCGTGCGGAGGTCCGGCGGGTACTTGGTGAGCACCTCATCTGCGTCAAACACCCAGACCCAGTCCTGCGGGCGTGCAACGGTCAGCGCAAGCGAGAACGCCAGCGACCGCTTCTCGACCTCATTGCCGAAGAACGCCTCGGTGGGCTGGTAGAGCGTGAGTCCAATACCCATTGCGTCGCAGGTGCGCTGGATGATTTCGGCCTGCTCCGGGTCGCTCTTGACGCGCCCGTTGTGCGGGAAGGCGGCGTAGGGCCCGTCGACTGCGACCAGGTGGTCAATCACCTTGCCGAAGCTCGCCACGGTGGCTGAAAGCCACGAGGGGGCCTCGTTGTACCAGGACAGCAGTCCGATCACGCGGCTGTTCATGGCGCGCGCCCTGCGTCGGTGATGGCCTTCCACAGACGGGCCCGGTTGTCCTCGGAATCGGCGAACAGGTACTCACGCGCGAGGTCCATGACGTCCTCAAGGCGACGCATCCGCTCAAGGGAGATGACGCCGGCCGGAGCAGGCATCTCAACGCCGTGATCCTTCAGCAGGATGCGAAGGGCAAGGTTTTCGCCGTGGGACACGCGCAAGCGGTCCTCGAGGTCCCAGATGATCGCCGCAGACGGATCAAGGTGGGGACGGGCGACGGTGGTCACGCCATCACCTCGTCCTCAACGTCGTCCCACGAGAGCAGGTACGGCGCAGCGTCGCCTTCGACCTGACAGCGCCAGGCGGCCATGGCGGCGGCCACCAGTGCGTCGATCTTGACCGCACGCTGTCCGCGCAGCTTGCGGATCTTCCAACCGAACTCCGTCAGCTCGGCTTCAGCGTGCGTGACGTGCTCTGCGAGCACCAAGTCGCCGTCGTGAGCGATGCGTCCGGTCTGGACGCCGTCAAACCACGCAGCCCACGCCCGGGTCTGGTTGGCGCGCTTGCCCCATGCGTCGGCGACGCGGTAACCGGACTCGTCCAGCAGGCGGGCGGCAAGCTCAAAGCGGTTGGGGTCGTAGGCGATCTCGCGGATCGCGTGGTCCTTGGCGAGACGGTCCACGACCTCAATGGCGAGGCGCGGGTCGATCTTGCCCTCGGGCACCAGCTCGTGACAGGCGACGCCGCGGCGCGCACCGATGACGTGGCACTTGATACCGATGCGCTCGGAGTCGGGGATCCGCCACGCCCAGGCAACCGCGGTGGTGTCGTCCGAGAGGGAGCAGTCGATACCGATGAACAGCTCGGCCTCGTCGGGGACCTGAAGGTCTGCGATCTCAAGCTGCTGCCACGCGGCGCGCTTGATCCATGCCCGGCGACTGCCGTCGCTCCACACGCAGGCGTGCAGCTGCAGGAACTCGTCAACACTCACTTCG